GCCGTGATGTACATGATAGTAATGAAAGAAAAGAATAGACGTTCCATCCTATTCCTCCCCACAAGCAGCGAGGGCGGCGCGGGCAGCCCTAACGTGGTCAGCATTTAGCTTCCACTCGTTAAAACCATAGATAGGCGCAGCAGGGCGGTTATAGGCTGATGGAGAGGCTTCAAGTGGGAACGTAGCCAAAATCTTCAACGCCTCCACGAGCTGGGCGTGGTGAGTAGTCAGGAATTCAGCAATGTGTTTACAACCCTTCTCCCCATCATGCTGAAACTCAGTCCCATCAAAGTCCAGGGTGCAAATATGCTCTCCCTTGGCATTGCAGATAACCGGGTAACAGCAAGACTCATCCTCTATGTACCATCCATTCGGCAACTTGTGGTTCATACCCATCTCCTAATTCTTTGCGTGCCAGTCAGCGGAAGCCTTGGTAAAAGCTCCCTCCGGGATCTCGAACTTATCCAAGGCGTCAATCGCCTTCAACTTCTCTTCATGTGTGCCGTTCTTCCACACCTCGGCAAACTCAGGATTGACCAGGCACATCAGGTTAACAAAAGCCTGGAACCTGGCTATCAGGAGGAAACTAGCTTCTCCGCCGCTGATCTCGTCAAAAGAGACTTCGCACTTGAGCTTGCCGGTTTTCTTGTATTCCAGATAGAGTTTCTTGGTTTCTTCGGTAGTGAGGGCTTCGAGTAAGTTCATATCCATCTCCTTATTAACCCCACCCTATATCACCTTATAACTTATGTCAAGTGCCATAATTGAAAGGGAGCCCGAAGGCTCCCTCCTTGTTACCAAGGATGGTTACAGTCTCTCGTTGTCGGCATCATCCATCCAGGAGAGAATGACCAGTGCGGCCATTACTCCAACAATGAATGTTACGACACTCGCCATAATCCCCATCCAGGTCGGATAGTTGTTATAGACGATCAACCCGGCAATACTGCCGGATACGAGCGCCCACAGCGTCAATACCGTGCAGATCACGATATTGAGGTGGGCAGCCATCAACAGCTTAAGTCTGTTCATGGTTTTTCCTTTCCTTGGTTTGCAGCCGCTTGATTGCGACTGCGGTAAATTCTAGCCGGTTTTTTCTTATTACCAGCTTTTACCGCAGGTTCAACCTTCCAGCCCATACAGGTCCAATAGCACTGCGATGCGTACTGCCACTTCCTTACTGCACAGGTCGCAGATCTCATTGGGTTCGGGCTGGGTGTTATCGACAATGGCATAAAGGCCTTCCCCGTGCAGGCTGGGGAGGATTTGATAGCGAGTGGTGGTTACTTGTTTGTTCATTCGTTTGCTTTCGTTTGTTTGGTTGTGTCGTCTTTGTATACCTGGTGTTGGGGTATGTCAAGTGATAATAACAATTATTTTTATGATCATTGCAAGAAGCGTGCCAACATTTACCCTTTACAGGTTATTTATTTCATGCCAGCCTCTCTTCCAACAAGGGTTCTTCTGTACCCGTCAATAAAAACAAGATGAGGCGCGTTCATGCGTTATTATACTCCCCATCTCACCCTCGGATCAGTGATTTATGAAGATAAATCAAAGGTTTGTAAAGAATGCGGTAGCGTCGAGTTTACAATAAGTGAGCCTAAAGGTCCCCATGCGGCCGGACTGTACTGCACACACTGCGACCACTTCTGGGGCTGGCTTTCCAGGATGAAGTTACAAGAGATTGTGACCGCCTTGGGGAGCCAGAGCCATGAATAATATTTTCGAGGCAGCCGAATTTTACATTTCCAAGGGGTTCAAGGTTTTCCCGGTCCACGGTATTCATCCAAATGGGCAATGCACCTGCGGCAAGCCAGAGTGCAACGTATCTAACGCTCTTACCAAGGATAAGAAGGTTCCGGTTGGCAAACACCCAGCTACTACGCACGGCCGCACCGATGCTGTTGGCGATATTGAGTCTTTCCGCAAGCTTGTGGGTGCCCGTGAGAACCTTAACATTGGCATAAACACCGGTCCTGAGTCTGGTATGTGGGTGCTAGATGTGGATGAGGAAGAGGGCATAAAGAGTTTAGCTGAATTATGTGAGCAAAATGCTGCCGTACACCGTGGTGCATGGCAAGCGACTGGCCAAGGCCAGCACTGGCTTTTTAAGTACCCTTCTCACCTTAAAGTCGTCACCCGCGCTGGGCAGCTTGGTAAAGACGCTTTGCAAAAGCTTGGCACCAAGTTGGACGTGCGCGGTCAAGGTGGTTATATTGTGGCCGATCCGTCCAGGCATTTCTTGGGCCATCAATACCAGTGGCACGATGGCCCGCTTGAAGACGCCCCGGAATGGTTAGTTGAACTTGTTTCAGACAAGGCAAAAGAGGTGAGGCCTGACGAATACGACTACCTGCACTATGACCCTTTTCCTGAAGGTGAAGTATTTGAAATGCTTGATTTACTTTATCCAGATGCCAGCTACGATGACTGGTATCAGATAGGTATGGCACTTAAAAGTGGCGGTTATCAACTTTCAACTTGGGAGGCGTGGAGCCGTAGAGGCAAAAAGTACCAGCCTGGGGAATGCCAGAAAAAATGGAAGGGCTTTGATCCCAGTGGGGCTGTCACTATGGGGACGCTGGTTTTCCATGCCATGCGCGCGGGATGGAAGCCATCTCTTACTATCGACCGCATTCCTATGGAAGACCACCCGGCGCAAGAGTTCCTTGATAAAATTAAGGCACAGCCTACAAACTCCACCGCGCTTGATCTCACCCACTTATCTCCCATCATCAAACAAACATGTGATATTATTGATGAAAAGTCAGTGCGTCCGCAACCACTTCTCACACTCTTAAACGTCCTGGTATTCTTCGGCGCACTTTTTGGCCGCCGTTACCAGTCCTATACCGGCTTGCGTACCAATATTTATGGAGTTGGGATTGCGCCAAGTACCATTGGTAAGGACCAGTCACGGAAAACCATTCAGGACATCATGGCCACTGTGCCAGGGTTACAGCAACTTAACGGTGGTGATTCCATTGTGTCCACAGCCGGGCTTATCACCCTTATGGCTAAGTACCCACGCCGGATTATTCAACTCGACGAAATGGGGCTTTACCTACAGGCGGTAAGCGCTACTAACGTCTCTGCTCACGAAAGGCAGGTTGCCAGTATTTTCATGCAATTATTCAGTAAAGTTCAGGGAGTATGGACGGGCGCACAGTATGCGGATGCCAACACAGAGCCCGTGGTTATTGCCAATCCGTGTCTCTGCTTGTTTGGCACCACCACTCTAGGCGCGTTTGCAAAGTCGATGAAACAGGACGCGGTAGAAAACGGCTTTCTCAATCGTTTTGTAGTCTTAGAGGGCGAGAACAACCCTCCATTCAATCATGAGCCTGATATTGCCGAGTTACACGCTGACTTTGTAAAATCTATTGAGCGCCTCTATGCCGCCGTTTTGGCTATCTGCAAGGGAACTCTGGACATTATGGATTCAAAGGTTGCCGGAATTACGCCGCATACGACTGCCATCCAGGACGATGCCAAAAAGTTCTACCAGCAGCTTTTTGAAGAGTCCAACGCTAACCGCATCAAGGATGGTGACGTTGGGATGCTCTGGGGTCGGCTCGCTGAACACTCCATGAAGATCGCCATGATAAATGCTATCTGCCGGACACCTGAACATCCTGTCGTAACCATGGCCGACATGCGCATAGGAGAGTCGATCGCCAGGCGGTCTGCCCTATTCTCCCTGCGTATTGCCCGTGAGCACATGCACAGTGGTGAGTTCCACAAACAATGCCAGTTTATAGAATCCCTTATTCGTGCTGCCAAGGACAGGGGCATTACTCGCAGCCAACTCACCCTTGCCAGTCGCAGCATGAATATGAAAGGGCAGGACGTAGGAAATGTGCTTGAATCCTTATTGGATTCTGATACTATCAAGCCATTCAAGGACGAATCGCTGCAGGGCAAGAGTGGCGTAAAAGCAACAAGGTACTTCATCAACCCTTAAAGGGTTTCAATTATTTCAATTCTTTCTGAAAGAATTGATTGGCGGACAACCGCCATTTTTTGCGTGTTTGCGATTCTTGCAGACCACCCTATATATTCTCCCTTAAAATAAGAAAAGGTAGGTATATATGAAAGAATTAAAATACTCTCTTTTTTATTACTTATCTCTTATTTTTCAAGGACTCAATTCTTTCTGAAATAATTGCTAATTCTTGAAATCCTTCTCCACCATGGGTGTTGCAAACTTGTTTTAACGCCCAGACTTGACAGTGGTTATTTCTCATGCCCTAATCCACCACATGAACCCCACCGCATCCCTCGTCGACCTCCGCAAAGCCTGCAGCGATGCTGGCCTTCCCACCTACGGCAATAAGGACCAGCTCCTGGAGCGGCTTAACGCTGCTGCAGCAAGTGATTTGGCTAACAGCGATGAAAGCCCGGTTGAAGTCACCACTCTTGAAGCAGACACAGACGCACAGGCCACCACGGCCGTCATGCAGCAGAGTGCAAGCTTCTCCACGGCCGCCGCTGCACCTGAACCCATGCCGTCCCACGCCGTCCCATCCCAACCCCTCATTCTCCAAGCCCCGGCAAACGCCCCAGCCCGCACCTCATTCGCAGGCCAAGCGGCTGACCTACTGGCACACATCCGCAATAAGTTCCCCGGCCTCATCGTCAAGCTCGATGCCCACAACGAGGTTTTCACCTTCGAGGGTGGCCGTCAGGGCAAAGTCACCACCACTATTCACCAGCCCATGGCCGCCATTGTCGGGCAGCGCACATCTGTGGCTGACAAGTACGTTCAGGACGCCCAGGCGGCTGTTATGGCCGGCCGGACGGTTGAAGGTGCTTTGGGTGAATTGGGTAATAAGTCAATGGTTTATCAATAGAGTGTGGCTAATGTGTCTGAACGTCCACAAAACAAGCACTTAAAGCACTTCGGGCCTGATAATCCCCCTCCCGGTACTGGTCGTCCTAAAGGTTCTAAGAACCGATCTACTATCCTTCGTAAATGGGCTGACGTTAAAAGCGCTAACGGCACAATGGAAGATGAGGCGGCTATTGCCCTCATTAAAAAGGCTACTCAAGGCGATGTGATGGCGATTGATAAGCTGTTTGATGCGCTGTATGGGAAGCTAACCGAGAAGTCTGAGACGGTGGTGCGTGAGATTCCTGATAGCCGTAGTGAAATGATTGAGAGATTCATCAAGCGCAAGACGAAATAATGGCGCTTGATATTACTCCCGAAGAATTTGCCGCCATTATATCCGAAGACCAGTTAGCTTTTACGGAAGAGGTTTTTGCCCAGGTCAGCCCGGCCGATAAGTTTCAGGATAACTGGTCAGTTGGCTGCATGATTGAGCATCTGCGTGCTGTGGAGCTTGGTCAAATACCCCGACTGGTCATTAATGTGCCACCGCGCGAGCTTAAGTCCATCACAGTTACTATTGCGTGGCCTGCTTGGCTGATGGGTAAGAACGCATCCAGTCGCATTATTGCTGCCAGCTATGGTGATGCATTGGCTAAGCGCCATAGCCTTGATACGCGACTGGTGATGGAGTCTGATATCTACAAGATGGCATTCCCCAACACGCGCCTAGCTCTGGACCAGAACGAGAAGGGTATGTTTATGACTACCAAGCGGGGCTTCCGCAAGGCTACCAGTGTGGGCGGGCAGGTGCTTGGAGATGGTGGTGACTACCTTATCGCTGATGACTTGCTTAAGGCTGACGAAGCTCCTAGCGACACCGTGCGTGAGTCCACCAATGCATGGCTAGACCAATCGTTCCTCACGCGCTTCAATGATTCTGTGACCGGTAAGGCCGTAATGGTTGCCCAGCGGCTGCACATGGATGATCCGTGTGGCCACGTGCTTGAGCGTGGTGGTTGGCACCACCTGATTCTGCCAGCCGTATTTACCAAGAAAACCATCATTGAAATTAATGGCCAGAAGTGGGTTAAAGAAGAGGGGGACCTGCTTAACGAGGTGCGCCTGCCTAAGCATGTGCTTGACCAGAAGATGAAAGACCTTGGCCCCGGCGCATTCTCAGGGCAGTTCATGCAGACACCTACGCCAGAAGGCGGCGGCGACTTCAAGCCCCACTGGCTGCAGCACTACAACCATATGTCCGGCTCTTTCTCAGCCCATGGGATGAACTGTTATATACTTGTTGATCCTGCAAACTCTAAGAAGAAGCATTCGAATCATGACCCCGACTTTACGGTGATGTTCGTAGTTGGGCTTGCGAATGACAATAACTATTATGTCCTCGATATCCTCAGAGACCGTCTTAACCCCAAGGAGCGCATTCAGTCCCTGATAGCAATACATAAGAAATGGAACCAGAAGTCCGGCCGCCCGCCCAAGGTTGGCTACGAGCAATATGGCATGATGACGGACGCCTTCTACCTCCGCGAAGCACAGAAGCAGCTCAACTACCGCTTCCCGCTGGTTGAATTAGGCGGTGGCCTCGCCAAGCCGGAGCGCATCAAGCAATTAATTACGCCTTTTGAAGAAGGAAGGGTTTACTTACCCAAAACGTTGCCCTACATTACCATCAACAAGGAGCGCGTTGATTTGGTTGAATCCTTCATCAGCGAGTACGAAAGTTTCCCGGTGGGCCGCCATGATGACATCATGGACGCTTTCGCGCGCATCATGGATGACAAGCTGTGCGCGGTGTTCCCGAAGATTGCCGAGCCGGAGTTGCTGCGGGCTGGGCAGGTGAGTGGGCAAGCTAGAACTCAAGACTGGCGTGACTTCTAATGCTTGACGACGCCGCCATCATCAAACGCTACGAAGCCGACATGGCGGCCGCCGAAGGCCCGATGTCCTACCAGTACAAGCAGGCGCAGGAGGACCACCTGTTCTTCTCCGGCGACACCATGTACTACACGGGCACGGTTGAGGATAAAGGTAGCAAGCGCGAGGTTATTTTCAACAAGGTCAAGCCCTACATTGAAGTAGTGGTTGGCACCATGATCCAGATGCGCCGCAAGCCGGACTATCAAGCTAGGCTTATGGACAACGCTGCCATGCAGCAGTACAGCGAGTACATGAACTGCCTGTCCGACTGGGCGCGTAAGACCGCCAACATGGACCAGATCGAAACCATGCAGGACCGGGAGATGTTGATTACCGGCTATGGCGCGGTGGATACCAACATCAGCTATGAGATGAATCCGGACGGCGAGGCGGTGGCTGAATGTCTGCGCTTTGACGATGTAATGTTCGATCCCCTAGCCAAAGAGGCTAACCTGATGGATGGTAGGTTCGTCCGCCGCCGCAAGCCATTCAGCCGTAAAGAGGCTATGGAGCGCTTCTCGGATACCCCGGTTGACGAGTTTGAAGCCTATACCGGCATGACCACCAACAGCCAGTATTACCCGGATGGTGGCGAGTACGATAAGATTCAGCCCGGTGGCGTGACGGAGCTGGACCTGGTGCAGGTCAACTACTACCAGTGGTGGGAGCTGCAGAAATACTGGCGCGCACACAATCCGGCATTCAGCATTGAAGACCCGATGCAGCGTGAGGCGTTTCTGGCTGACCTTAAGCTTATTCAGGATGTGCGCTATAACAATTCCGACAAGGACGAGCAGGAGGATTTGTTCACTTACGATGGAACTAGCGATTACCTCTGCATGACCCCTGCGCAGAAAGCTGACGTTACCCGGCTGTGTGATGAGTATGGGATTGACCTTGACGCCATTGAGCAGAAGCGCAAGTGCTACTACACGGCGCTGATTACGGATAAGAAGGTTATGCGCAAGTTCAAGAGTCCGGCCCAAGATGGCTTTACCATCAAGTTCAAGACGGCCAACTACGACCCGGTAACGCGCCTTTGGTATGGCATGGTGCGTAGTCTTAAGAAGCCCGCCGAGTATGCCAACAAGGCGCTGACTGAAATGCTTTACATTATTGCCAGCACTTCCAAGGCTGGCGTGATGTACGAAGAGGACGCGGTGGATGATCCGCGTCGGTTTGAAGAGCAATACGCGACAACTAAAGCTGCAATCCGGGTTAACGCCGGGGCCCTTGGGGCGGGTAAGATCCAACCCAAGGCACAGCCTGCCGTGCAGACGGGGTATGAGAACATCCTTACTTATGCCGACAGCAGCATGTCTGAGGTTTCCGGCATTTCCAAAGAGTTCATGGGCACCGCGACCAACAAGCAGGTTGCCGCGTTACTGGAATCGCAGAGGATTAACCAGGTTCTGGCAACCCTTGCTACATACTTCGATGCCATATCGTTGTATCAGTTAGAGCACGCCCGCATGATGGTGGTATTTATTCGGATGCTGGCGGAAAACAGCCAGGGCAGGCTGGTTCGCATAATCGGACAGGACGGTGCGCCGCGCTATGAGCAGTTGAGTAAAGACCGGCTGGTGGATGAATACGATATCGACATCAGTGAGTCGCCAACCACGCCTGCGCAGAAAGAGCAAACGACTCAAATCATGATCGACCTTGCCACTAACCTGCAGCAGTTGGGGACTAACATCTGGACCTCGGTCATTCCGTATCTCCCCATCAAGCCATCCGACCAGCAGAAGCTGCTCAAGGCCATGACGCCGCCGCCTGAGGTTCAACAAGCCCAAGCTCAGGATGCCGCCAAACAGAAGGCCATGGAAGAGGCGCTGAACGCCAGCATGATTCAGGCTACCCAAGCGAAGGCTGGATTGGATTCCGCAACTGCTAAAGTCCGTGAGGCTGACGTGAAGGCCCGCTTGGCGGACACCTTCAAGTCCATGCAGGACGGTCAACAAACCCTTATTGAGAACCAGTTGCTGATTAAGAACCCGGATGTTGCGTTCAAGGGGACTGTGTCGGCCTAGTTGTTAAAGGTCAACCCGCAGGCCAAGTTGCGGAGAAAAACAAGAAAGACCCCCATATGCTACCTGTACCCGGCGCCGCCGAGATGATTAAAGAGCTGCAAGAGAACATTATTGACGAAGAAACCATTGTGCTTGGCAAGCCGGAAGATTTGGACCGGCCGCTTGTGGATAAGGGTGTGGAAGAAGAACCGGCATCCGAGCCGGAAGTTGAGGCTGCGGTTGAACAAGAGCCAGATATAGAGCTTGAGGATGATTTAGTAGACGATGCCCTAAGCGATGACGCCAAGAAGCGTGGCAAAGCCTTTGGTGCGATGCGTGCGGAGGCTAAGGAGCTGAAGGAACGCTGGGAGGCTTCTGAAAAGGAAAAGCAGGAGATGCGGGAGCGCTTGGCACGACTTGAGGGCCGGGCTGAGGCGACAGCTAAGCCTGAGGCGGCGGTTGCAGAGGATAAAGAGCCAGATGCCGTGCTCTACCCGGAGGACCACAACGCCTGGAAAATCCGCCAGATGGAGCAGCGTGTGGAGAAGGCTGAGCGTACCGCAGCAGATGCTGCCGCCTTCGCCAACTGGCAGCGCGAGCAGCGTGGTATGCAATCGTTGGAGGCGAGTTATAAGGCGGCTAATCCCAGTGAAAAGTATGACGAGGCCATGCAGTTCTTGGTAGAGAAGGAGCGCGCGGCCAAGAAGCTGATGAATCCTAAGCTGACGGATGCCCAGGCTGATGAGATGACGCAGAGTGAGAAGCTACAGTTGTTTAAGTCTTTGCACCAGCAGGGCCGCGACCCGGCGAGTGTACTGATGCAGGTAGCGAAGATGCAGGGTTTTATGGGTGCGACCGCAGCGGCTAAGCCAAAAGTGGACCTCAAGAAGGTGGAAGAAAACCAGCGCCGCAGCGCCAGCCTGATTGGTGGCAGTCCGGCTGCGGCCAAGGATAAGAAGCTGGGCACGGACGATGTATTCAACATGGCGTTCGGCAATGTGCTGAAGAATCACAAGCAGCTCACGGCTATGGTTGACGGGGAGGGTGAATAATGGGAGAGGTTGTTACCTTCCCCGGTATAACAAAGCTTAATGTTCCACCTGAGCGCATTCTTAAGAAAGCTATAGAGGCAGATTTGGAGTCTGTAATTGTCTCTGGCTTCACTAAGGATGGGCAGTTGTATTGTTGCTCTAGTGTAGCAGATGGAGGCAATACCTTGTGGTTATGTGAGATGTTTAAGCAGCAGCTAATGGCGGTGGTTGATGCCATGGTTGACGGGGAGGGGGGGTAGGGGTATAGTGTAGGGACAGTGCTTTAGTCGGTGCTGTACTGGCTGTCCGTTCGCGGGCAGCTGTTGTTATGATTGGGTGCCCCCGCCAGGGGGCTTTACTTTTGACGGGGATTTGGTAGTGTTTTGGGGCACTGCGTTGCTGAGAGTAGAAGCATCCTTGCCAGAGTGAGAACACTAGTGAACTGGCTGCGAAAGGTCTGTGTTAGGTGGAGTAACGCCCATCCAGTGTACAGGTAAAACAACAAAGGTAAAACGCTATGAGTAATACTACCGGCTCACTTGAAGCCTCTGACGCCGCAGCAGCGGCAGTTCAAAAAACCCCGAACCGCGTAACTTTGGAGAGCATCGAAGCCTCTATTAAGTCTGTGCAGTACATTCGCCCCGAAGCGGCTGACTACATGACTATTGCGGTGGTTATCACCAAGAATGGCTACGTCTTGGTTGGTAAGAGCGCTCCGGCTGACCCCGGTAACTTTGATGCTGCTCTTGGTGAGAAGTTTGCTCGCGAGGATGCAGTGCGCCAACTTTGGCCATTGATGGGCTATGCCTTGCGTGATAAGCTCCACAACAAGTAGTGCCTTAGACCGTGCTGCTCCGGCCGTCCTTTGGGGCGGCTTTATTTAATCCACCCCCTTGACACCGCCACCACTAGACCCATAATCCCCATACGCCCTTGCCTTCGTCGGGCCGTAAGAATTGATGATTGTATCCACAGAACCGAGTGGCGCCCTGCGCTAGCCTGTCCGCAATAGAGCGGCCTGTCTGATACAAACAATTCTTAGGGTATTCACATGGCTATTACCTCCATGTCGACCAGTAATGCTAATACCGTAAAGCTCTGGTCCATCATCGGCTTTGTCGATATGTACAAAGCCACCGCGTTCGGGCATATGTTCCAACGTGGCACCATCATGCGTGCAACTGAGCTTGACCGCGCAGAAGCGGGCGACTCCATCACCTTCAACTTCACCGGCACTCTCCAAGGGCTGGGCCAGACTGAAGGCGGCACCCTCACCGGCAACGAAGAAGCGCTGAACAACCAGGCCTTCTCCATGGTCTATAACGTGGTCCGCCACGCGGTTGCCAACCCGAACACCGACACCATCGAGCAAGCCCGTACGCTGATTAAGTTCAATCCACGTAGTCGGCAACTCTTGGTAGGCTGGCAGTCTTCCCGTCTGGATGCTTCCGTCTTCAACCAATTGGCAGGGGTCGATTCGACCACCATCACGGTTGACGGCGCGGTTTACTCCGGGGCCAAGAAGACGATTGTCCAAGGGTTGAACACGGTCAGCGCGCCTTCCTCCAACCGAATCATCCGTGCTGGTGGGGCTTCCAACGACCAATCCCTGACCTCTAGCAATACGATGACGCTCGACCTGATTGATGCGGCTGTCGAACTGGCGACTACCACCTATCCGACCATCGCACCG